TTTGTCGATTGACATCCAGCTGTTATCAGCAAGACAATCAAGCCACTTAACCTCAACCAACGGATAATCATTTATTGTTCCATTCAATTTCTGTTTTTTTTTATTCATAAAAACTAGAGGGAGGTACTTTGCCTTTTGTTTTTTCTTTAATAATTTTCATAAATTCTGGCCGTGGTATTCTCTCTTTGTTGCACCAACGAAAAACAGTAGATCCAGGAGACGTGCCAGTAATGCCAAGTAAGTCAGCTAATTTTTTATGTGATAAATTCTTTGATTTTCTAAATTGTTCTAATTGCATAATTATTCTGCGTATATGTATTTAATGTCATAACGTCAACAAATGTGCATACGTCAGTTGTTAATAATGCTGTATAAATATGCAATAATTACAACCAAAAGTAATAATTAACATAATTGATGTTAATTTCTACAAACACTTGACAAATATATACCTATTGATTTATAGTTGCCAATATGACAATAAAGAAAACAGATTTAAGAATCATAGATAATAAAAAACATAACGAGGATCAAAAAAAAGGTACTATGGCTTTACTTAAAAAACTGTTAGAGGAAAAAAACATACCTCAATTAAAATTAGCAAACGAACTTGGTAGAGATAAAACTACTGTCAATCGTTGGGTAAAAAATAGCCGTGAAATAACATGGGAGAATGCTGAAGCTATTGCAAAAGTTTTAGGTTGTCATCCAGTAGAAATCTACCAACCATCCGTAAATGTTGTTTTAAAACATAAATGCGCTTGGAATGGGTATATGACAGATCTTGCAAAAGAAGAACAAATAAAAATTAAAGTACCTTTTGAATGGTATAACGATCAAGTAGTAGCTGTTCAAATGGATGCTCCTGGTACTCCCACAGATGGCGAAATTTGGTTATTTGATATTCCAAAAACTAAAAAAATTGATAAAAATTGTGTTGGCCAAGTATGTTACATAACTGCAAGTGAACCATTTAAAAAAAAGAATAATGAAAAATTAAAATTTTTTGCTAAAAAAAGTCAAATAAAACCAATTTGGCATCCATTAATTGCTTTATTAAGTCCAATGGGAAATGGTAAATTAAAAATAATTAATAGTTATGACAACGAACTAATTAACGATATGTGCGAAAATTTATCTTATGACGATTTTGAAATCGCTGCTCCCGTTAAAGCTAAATACGACCCAGAGTTGATTGTAGTACATCCTAAATAATATAATCCACACTTCCAGTTGACATAAATACATATCAAGGTTGACAGTAAGCATATAATGTTTACTGATTGTTCTAATTAAGTATTTGATTTGTTTTATGGAATTAGAAAAAAATATAGATAACACTAAAGACGATTTTTTAAACAGCATAAAAGATCTACCAGAGTGGGTAGAACTTTATAAACTTAATCATTGGTCGCCATCACAACTGAACCAGGCAGATGATATTTGGAGTTACAAATATTTATACTTAACCCAGGAACAACGTAGAGCTTTACCAATTAATTCTAAAATGTTTTCTGGAGTTTGTCTTGGAGATTTAGCTCAATTAGTATTTGGTAATTTTTTATGGCAGCATCAAGTTGGTAAAGGTTTAGTTAAAAAAGAGATCCCACCACAAAGAAAAGTATTTGATAAAATTTTAGATAAATTTAATTTATACGAACCCGCAGATGACATCGATAAAGCTCAACACGATGTTAATAGACTAGGTTTAGCCAAAGCATTTCAAACATTAAAAACTGGTTTAAGAGAAATTAATTTAACCTCCCCTATTGAATGTGAGAGATCTGTTTCTTTAACTTTAGATGGCTGCATACTTCCAACAATAGGTAGAATAGATTTAGAAGATGAACATAATTTTGTCGAATTAAAAACAAAATGGCGTAAAAAAAATAGACCAAGAAAAGATGGTACATCTAATTATTCTTTACCCAAAATAGATGAAGATTATTTAGGATTTGATGACCACCTAGCGCAAGTTGCTTTTTATTATTTTTCAAATGAAGAAAAAAAGAAACCTCATTTATTTGTAATGAATGAAGAACAATACAATATTTTTACTCCAGAAAATTGCGAAGCAATGAAACCAGAAAATCTAAAAAAACATCTTAATAGATTAACTATGGTTGCTAAACGTAGAGAAAGAGTAATGCAAAATCATGCGGGTAAAACTACTTGGCATCAAGATATAGCTCCAGACTTTAACCACTTCTTTTGGAAAGGTATGGGAGAACATAAAGATATTGCAATGAAATTATGGGGTTTAGAATGAAAAAAATAAAACCAGATCCATTAGTTATGAATTTACAGCCATGGTTGCTGAACCGATATTTAGCAAAGCCGAAAAACAATCTCAAACATCGATTGCTCCTTGTTGTAATTGTTTTAACTCTCTCTTTAGTGTTAATGAGCTTTGTTAAATATAGCCAGAGTGATCGTGTAGCGATGCACGACAAAGGTTTTAATACAGCAGTATTCTTTTACCTTCATTCAAACTCTGGCTATGCGAAAGAGAGTTTAAATGGGTAAAGTTATTAATTTAAACGCACTAGAAGGTTATTTAGAAAAATTAAAAAAAACTGGTGGGATGTGGGAGTTTAAGCCTGGTAAGTGGATTATAAAACATTTAGAAGTAGAAAAATTAGCGCAACATTACAATATTGAAACTAATATTGATTTAGTTAATTGTAATTTAGAAAAAGATGTAGCTGTAGTTAAAGCAGCAGCTCTATATAATCAAAAAAAATTTTATTCATTAGGAGAAGTATCGCCAAAAAATAATCAATTTGATTATCCAGTAGCTGTTGCAGAAAAACGAGCTGTGGATCGTGTAATCTTAAAAGCATTAGGTATTCACGGCAACGTCTATTCCGATCAAGAAATGCCAAATGAAAAACCAAACAACAATGAGAACACGGGTATTAAATTAGATCACGCAGATATTATTGAACAAAGAATTAAGACGTGTACGCACCAAGCAAATTTAGAACAATTAAAAAGTCAGAATAAAGATTTTTTAATTAAATTATCTAAACAAAATTTACCTAGGTTTGAACAATTAAAGAAAGCCTTTGTAGATAGAAACCAGCAATTTACGAAAGGATAAACATATATGGCTGATTTTAAGAAACCACAAGATCCAAACTGGGTGGCTACATTTAGTTTGAAACGTAACGCAGATAAAACACCTGGAGACGAGGCTACTAAAAATAGACCCGATCTAGTCTTAACGGATAGTGATAAAGTTAATAATAAAACGGGTAAGCCGTATAGAAAAAACTTTACCATTGATGGTGTTTGGATGGAGGCATCTGCTTATATCCAGGAAGATAAATCTTTAAAGATTACTATTAAGAAAACGGGTACGGGTACACCACTTGCACCACAAGCTGATAATAGAGCTGAAATACCTTTTTAGTAGTTTATGGATCAATATGGTTTAACTGCAAAGCAACTAAAACTTTTCAAGTTTATTAAAAACTATATTGCGAAAAAAAACATATCGCCATCTTATGAAGAAATGAAGATGGCGGTAGGTTTAAAATCAAAAAATTCAATTAACAAAAGAGTAAGCCAGTTAGAAGATAGAAAATGGATAAAAAGATTACCAGGAAAAGCAAGAAGCATTCAGATAATAAAGCAATGACGCATCCAGATATTTTTAAAGAATTTAATTATGAATGTTTGAACGAGCAGATCCAGGGAGATCATTATAAAAAAATGAAAGTGGAACCAGCTTATTTTATAAGTGAAAATAAACTATTGTTTGCTGAAGGAAATGTTGTAAAATATGTGTGCCGACATCAAAATAAAAATAAAGCAGCAGACATCAAAAAGGCAATCCACTATTTAAAAATAATTTTAGAACGAGACTATCCCAATGACTAAAAAAATTGAAAAATTCTGGAATGGAAGTGCTAACTTTACAGTTAAAGAAATCTTCCCTTCCGTTTCGGCAGCTTATAAACAAACTATACCTAGCGATGCTGCTGTTTATGAAGTTGATGGTAAAACTGTCAGCTTTGAATTCGCTAGAATAAAAGAGGTAAATAATGGCGATAACCCATTACTCTCATCTGGATCAACAAATCCAGGAAAAGGAAAAAGAGAGAAAGTCTCTGAACGCAAAGATAACGAGACTTAAAACTAAAAATGGAGGCAAATATCCTCCAGGAATTGCAGAGTTGTCAAAGACAGCTCACGCCAAATTAATTGACGTGATCCAACTGCAAGACGAACAAAGTAAGATAGAAGCGTAATATCTTACTTTAGAACTATTATAAACTAATTAACTTTAGTAATACCCTTCCTACGCCTAAATAAAGATTAGCCAATTTGTCAATTAATATTACTAATAGAGATTGTATGTTGACAAAACAGCAATCAACCACTATATATTTAATATATGGTAAAAAACTTAAAAACTATAAGGTTTGCGAGTTACGCCAACTTGCAAAACTACTTCATAAAAATAATCCTTCCACAAAAAAACAAGTCATCCAAAGTGATCGGCAAGACTTTGCTTGTGTGGGATAAACAAAAAAAGGAGGCTGCTTGATAGTTACATTTCAAAAAAATCTCAATACTGGTTACAGCAATCACAAAAAAGATTGCGAATACAAAGTACCAAAGATCTCTAACAAAACCGACAAGGGTAAATGGTTAAATTCTTTTGTTAAAAAGTTTTTAACTGGATCTCATAATTATAATTTTGTTGGCAAGATCCATGTAAAATTAAAAACTACTCAATTCAAAATGAATAACGATTTATCTGTGATGGTAGCGTGGTTTAAGAATTTAAAAAAACTTAAACAAGATCAGTTTGTTGGAGAAGTTTTCAATTCTCAATTAGTTTATCAACCAACCCAGGAGGCTGCTTAATGGGTAAAAAGTTTAATGTTAAATTCCAAATGACTTGGGGTTTTAATAAAAATCAATATTTTAGATCTTTGGTAGCTAAAGATAAAGATACTTTAAAAAAAGATCTTGAAGCATCAATCAAAAAAGAAAAACATCCAATTAAAATAATATCAATAATGGAGGCTGCATGATAATCACAAAACCACACAAAAATATTATCAGAATTTATTTAGATGATGTTAAAGAAAAACCAAAAGCACTTAAATATTTACAAGATCAAGGCTGCGTTAAAACTAAATATGTTGAGCCATTTTTAGTTGCAGCTCCAGAATATTTGGGTCAATTAAAGGAGGCTGCTTAATGGCAAAAAAACCAATCCAAGTTGTTTACAATAATAAACCAGATCCAGTAGTTAAAATTACAGAGTATGAATATACTGGCGATGGCTTAAAAAAAACTAAAGAGACTACTTATGATAAACCAGAAGAAGGTAAAACTTATGCTCTTACTGGAACCAAAGATCACAAGTGTATTTTAAATGGCAACACATGGAAGGAAAGCGAAGTTAAATAATGACAGTTAAAAAAGATTTATTTGTTTGGATGGTAAAACCAGCAAGTAAAAAACCAAAAAAAATAAAATTAAAAAGATTATTAAAAGCAGTAAATAATAATTCTTTTCAATCTCAATTTTTTCCGAATGAAAAAGATGCAATCAAATATATGGAGGTAAAAAGTTAATGAAAGTTCAAGTTGTTACTGTTGACAGAGCTGGCGGTAAAAAACTATGCGTTCAAGTTGTTTACCAGGTAAACGGCAAAACTAAAAAACAAAACAAAGAAACTTTTGGTTTGAATGAAAAAAGGAAAGCTGAAGCGTTAAGATCTAAACTAGAAAATTCAGATAAGATAGATGTCATCGATCAAAAAATAGAATTTAATTTTGCTTTTGATGAATACTTTAAAGTTATTAATAGCGATCC